CGCATGGACAAAAACGGTGTGCTCATCTACACCGACCCCACTGAACCCATCAACACGGTGGCCGCATGATCGCAATCCCTCCCTTTGACCTGACCGCCGGTGGTGTGCTCATCAGCACCAACGCGGCGGACGCCCCTGCCCACAACGCGGGCACCACCTACGCCTAGAACGCCGTGGTCAGCTCCGCTGGCCGCAACTGGCTCAGCCTGCAAGCCGGCAACATCGGCAACACGCCCGGCGCCTCACCGCTGTGGTGGGCAGATGACGGCCCGATCAACAGCCTGGCCATGTTTGACAGCAGCGTGCAAACGGCCACCACCCGCACCGGCGGCCTGACCTGGACGCTTGAGCCGGGCCGCTTTACATCGGTGGGCCTGTTGGGCTTGCTGGGGCAGTCGGTGAACCTGACCATCATGGATGGCCTGACCGAGATCCACAACGAAACCCGCACCCTGGCCAGCTCCGACGGCACCTATTACAGCTTTTGCCTGGAAGACTTTTTCCAGACGCGCGAGACCACGTTTTACGGCCTGCCCAGCACGCCCACGGCGCAGGCCACCATCACCATTACCGGCGCGGGCACCACCGCCTGCGGGCTGTGTGTGGTGGGCAAGCAGTTTTATGCGGGCGAGGCGCAATACGGTTTCAGCACACCCATTGAAGACCGTGGCCGCCATTACCTCGACACGCTGGGCAACCCGGTGAACCTGGAGCGCGGCTACAGCAAGGGCATGAGCGGCGCGCTGGTGAATGACCGGGTTAACTACAACCGCCTCAACGCCTTTTTGGCCGACCACGTTGGCGTGGAAATGTTGTGGGTGGCCGCCCCCGGAATGAATGACCTGGTGGCCGCCACCGCCTATGGCCGCTACACCCGCGCCGTGCCGGTGATCGAGAGCTACAACCAAATCACCACCGCGCTTGAAATCGCGGGCAACCAGTAAAGGACGACGCACCATGACCATCCCCACGCTCACCGCCGCCCCGGCCACCACCCCCAACAAATACGGCGGCGACCCCGCTGCGTTTGACACTGCCATGCAAGCCTGGCTGACCTGGGAGGCCACCCGCAGCACCGAAGACCCGGCGTTTTTAAACTGGATCGAAGCCAACGCCACAGCCATTGCCGCCAACGCCAACGCCGCCCAAGCCGACCGCATCATCTGCGCCGCCGCCCAAGCCGCCGTGACCGCGCAAAGCCCCATCACCAACGCCGCCGCCGCCGCCGCCAGTGCCGCGCTGGCCGCTGCCTATGCGTCAACCGCCCAGGCCACCAACCCCGACAGCCCCATCCGCATCAACCCGCGTTTCATCACCACCGACTTCACCGTGGCCAGCGCCTACAACGCGGCATCAGTCGGCCCCATCACCATCAGCGACGGCGTGACCGTGACGGTCGAAGACAACGCCACCTGGTCCATCCATTAACCCCACCCACAGCAACCCCAAGGACATCACCATGAGCACACTCGTTATCCGCACCGTTGAAACCCCTGACGGCTCGCCCGTATCGTTCCCCAACGGCATCATGATCGGCACCGCCACGGGCGCGGGCACCATCAACCACATTGGCACCCCCGGCCAGCAGGGTTTTGGCGTGGGCATTGCGCCCAGCCTGCCCACGGGCTTCAATAAGCTCTATGGCACCGACGACCCGGCCAGCGACAACTATGGCAACTACGTCTACACCGACGGCTCGGTCATGTGCTACGTGCCAGCGTTCTTTTACAAATACGGCACGGGGGCCAATGGCTTTGCCTTGAATGTGGTTGACATCCAGCCGTTCAGCGCCTACGCCAGCGTGTCTGCCGCCAACAGCGCAGGCTATGCGCTGCACCGTGCGTTTTACAACGCGGGCACCATCCGCCCCGGCGTCATGGTGGACAAGTACCTGTGCAGCAACAACAGCGGCGTGGCCAGCAGCCTTAAAAACGGCGTGGTGCTGTCCAGCGCCGTGCGCGGCGGCATTGCCAACACCGCGTTTGCCACCCTGACCGGCGCACCCGCCAACACCTTTGCCGGTGCCATTGCCGCCGCCAAAACGCGCAACCTGGCCGCTGACAGCAAGTTCTTTTGCTCCAGCATCTTCATCAACAAAATGCTGGCCCTGCTGAGCCTGGCCCACGGCAGCGCTGCCAGCAGCACCACCTACTGCGCCTGGTACTCGGCAGGCTCTACCAACTTCCCCAAGGGTAACAACAACAATGCGCTGGGCGATGCCCAGGACGCAACCATTGCCTATGTGTGGGACGGCAACGCCACCTACGCCGGCTGCGGCAAAACCGGCAGCGCCAACTTTTTTGCCAAAACAGCGCACAACGGCCAGAACTGCGGCGTGGTGGACTTGAATGGCCTGGTGTATGAAATCAGCCCCGGCCTGACGATGGACGGCGCCACCGACGCGGGCAAGTTCTATGTGCTCAAAACCGCCACCGACATGGGCGCGGTGACGGGTGGCAACACGCTGGCCACCGACCTCTGGGGCGCCACTGGCCTGGCCGCGCTGTATGACGACCTGGGCGTGATGAGTGCCTTTACCGGCTACGCGCTCAACTTCTCTGACCGCGCCTTGACGATGGGCAGTGCCAGCCAGGTGCTCAGCGCCGCCACCAGCGGCACCGCCTGGCAAATGACGGCGGCTGGCATCCCCCTGGTGGCCGGTGGCAGCAACCAGTTTGGCAACGACATTCTGTATGACTACAGCACGGCGGACATGTGTCCGGCTTGCGGCGGCGGCTGGAACACCTCGTCGGCTGCGGGTGTCTGGTTGGCCCACTTCAACAATTCGCGGGCTAACTCGAACGATCTCGTTGGGTTTCGCTCGGCCTTGTATCTTTGATGCCTGAGCGATAGCGATGGGCATCCACGATGAAGCAAAACTTGACGTTAAGTTCACGGACTTTGCCAAGCAAATGAACATCTACCTCAACCACTTCCCCAAGCACGAAAAATACGGCTTGTCGCAAGAGATCAGGCGCAAGGCGTATGAGGTGTATGGCTTCATTGTGGAGGCGCAAAAACGCTACTACAAAAAGACCACGCTGGTGGGCCTGGATGTGGCGCACGAGCAGTTGCGCATGCTGCTGCGCCTGGCGTTTGAGCTGGGTTACTTTGCGTTCAAAGAGGGCCAAAAGATTGCCCGCGCCGCGCTGGGCACGGCAGAGCACCGTTACCTCACCATCAGCCGCATGGTCGATGAAATGGGCCGCATGATCGGCGGCTGGCTGGCCGCTGAGCGGGCCAAAGAAAAAAGTATCCCGGTGGCGGGAACCCCAAGGGAGGCGTCTTAACATGTGTCCGAATTGCGGCGGCAACTGGAACAACTCGTCGAATGCGGGTGTCTGGTTATCCAACTTCAACAATTCGCGGGCTAACTCGAACGATAACTATGGGTTTCGCTCGGACTCGGCATCACCTCGCACTGCGCAAGCAGACGGTGGAGCCAAGGGAGGCGCTTTCCTGCGCACGGGGCAACCCGGCGCAAAATCTGCTGCACGCCCCTTTACCAGTAGGCACCATGTTGTGCTCGACCGTCTGGGGGCCTTGCCATGAAGCGCGTGGGCCACTTGTTTGAACAAGCCTTTACCCCCGAGGCGCTGTACCAGGCCTGGCTGGACGCCAGCCACGGCAAGATGCGCAAACGCTCATGCCTGGAGTTTTCACGGCGGCTGGCCAGCAACCTCGACGCGCTGCATCAGGAACTGCACAGCGGCAGCTACCGCCCGCAGCCCTATATTGAGTTTCAGGTGTACGAGCCCAAAAAGCGCACCATCTACGCGCCCGCGTTTCGTGACCTGGTGGTGCAGCACGCCATTTACCGCATCACTTACCCCATCTTCAACGCCGGGTTCATCGACCAGTCGTTTGCCTGCCGGGTCGGCAAGGGCACCCACGCCGCTGCCGACTACGCCCAGGCGGCCTTGCGCAGCAGCCCGCCGGGCAGCTACATCTTGCAGCTCGACATCAAAAAGTTTTTCTACAGCATCGACCGCGCCGTGCTGGCCGCGCAGATCGCCCGCAAGATCAAAGACAAACGCTTTGTGGCCGTGATGCTGCAATTTGCCGAATACGGCCAGCCCAAGGGCATCCCCATTGGCAACCTGCTCAGCCAAATGTATGCGCTGGTTTTTCTGAACCCGCTGGACCACTTCATCAAGCGCGTGCTCAAGGCCCGGCGCTACTGCCGTTATGTGGACGACTTTGTGATCTTTGGCGAAACCCGTGCCGCCTGTGCCAGCCACCTGGCGCGCATCCAGGCCTTCATTGCTGAGCACCTGGGCCTGAGCCTGTCGCGCTACAGCCTGCACGCCGTCAAACGCGGCCTGAACTTTGTCGGCTTCCGCACCTGGCGCAGCACGCGCTTTGTGCGCAAACACAGCCTGTACACCTTCACCCAGTCTGCCAAACGCGGCCTGCTTGAATCCATGATCTCCATCCTTGGCCATGCCAAAAACACCGCCAGCCTACGGCACCTTTTAACCACTTGTAAGGAAACCCACCATGACCTCTTTGATCGCCTACCGTCGTGTTATCGACGCAGTTACCACCCACAGCCTGCGCTTGCCTGAAGCCGCCCAGGGCGCGCAAGCCGCGCAAGAGCTTTGCACGCTGCCCGATGGCCGCACCGTGGTGGTGCTGTTTGACGGCGCCACGCTGCCCACTGACCAGCCCGCGCAAATTGCCGCCAGCATCGAGACCCTGCCTAGCCCGCTGCCCGACCTGCTGCGTGAGCAGATCAAAGCCGCCAGCCCCATGGTGCGCCTGATCGGCCAGCGCATGATTGACCAGATCCGCGAGAGCTACACCATCGACGACGAGATGTACTTTGCCCGCATTGGTGTGGGCGCCGCCACCGGCCTGTACACACCCACGCAAGATGAGATGCAGGCACTGACCGTGTTTGGCGAGTTTGTCGAAGCCATGCGGCAATGGGGCCGCGACGAGCGCGCCAAGCTGGGGTTGTGATGCTGGTCGCCCTGATCATTCTGCAGGTGCTGGACCTGGTGACCACGGTGGTGGCGCTGCGCAACCCGGGGCTGACCGAAGGCAGCAAGTTCAAGGTCATCCAGTGGTTCATGGCGCATATGGGTGTGTTGCCTGCATTGCTGCTGCTCAAGGGCGCATTCATCGGCTGGCTGTGTTATTGGCGCGCTGACCTGCCTGATTGGACGCTGGTGGCCTTGCTGGCCGGGTATGCCTACATCGTGTTCAACAACTTCAAACTGATTCGGAGCCACTGATGCACCAAAACACCCCCCTCCCGCCACGCCGCCGCAAGTCAGACGGCGATCCTTTTGAGTGCCACCTGGGCTGCACCGATGTGCAAGACATCGAAGACCGGCTGGTCTTGGGCAGCAAACGCATGGGCACCATCGAAGCCAGCGTGCAAGACATCCGCGCGGACCTGACCGAGGTGTTGGACATTGTGCGGCTTGGCAAAAGTTTCTTTCGGCTGGCTGGGCACTTTGGCGCGTTCCTGAAATGGACAACCGCCATCGTGGGGCCGCTGGTGGCTTTGTGGTTCGCATGGAAAGGGAAATCATGAATGATTTGTCTGTGACGCTGTGGCTGATCTGGCTTGACATGTGGGGGTGGTCATGGAACTGATGAGCAACTGGAAAGCCATTACCACCAAGGCCTGGTCCATGCGGCTGATTCTTTTGGCTGGCCTGTTGTCTGGGCTTGAGTACGCCATGCCTGCCATCGTCGGATTCTTTGAGCCGCTGAACATCATCCCATCCGGCGTGCTGTCTTTGGCCGCTGCGTTGGTCAGCGCTGCGGCACTGGTGGCGAGAGTTGTGGCGCAACCGAAGGCGGGTCTATGATTCCCCGCAAAGCCATCGCCGGGCTGAGCCTGAGCGCCGCCGCACTGGTGGGCTTGCTGGTACAGGAGGGCTACCGCGAAAAAGCCTACATCCCGGTGCCGGGTGACGTGGCTACCATTGGCTTTGGCACCACGGGCGGCGTCAAGCAGGGCGACACCATCACCCCAGAAAAGGCGCTAGTGCGCGCTTTGACCGATGTGCAGCGGTTTGAAGGCGCATTGAAGCAGTGCGTGACCGTGCCACTGCACCAGCATGAATACGACGCCTTCAACTCACTGGCCTACAACATCGGCACAGGTGCATTCTGCCGGTCTACGCTGGTGCGCAAGCTCAACGCCGGGGACTACGCCGGCGCCTGCCAGCAAATTCTGGTGTGGGATAAATTCAAGGGCCAGCCCCTGCGCGGCCTGACGCTGCGCCGCCAAAAGGAATACCGGGAGTGCATGGGATGAACCTCACCCTCATCGCCACCGTCATCTCAGCCGCCGCCGGCTTTGCCGCCGCCTGGAACCTGCAAGCCCACCAGCTCACCAAACTCACTTTGGAGCACGCCAATGAACGCATCGCCATCCAGCGCACCGCCCGCGCCACCATCGAGCGCACCAGCAATGCCGTCATCCAGGCGCAAAACGCTGCCGCCGCCCGCGTGGCGGTGCTCAAACGTGACGCTGATACTGTGCGCGTGGCTGCTGGCGGGCTGCGCGACGACCTCGACGCCACCCGGCGCGCCGCTGCCAGCAGTATTGATGCCTGCAATCACCACGCCGCTACCGTCTCAGAGCTACTCGTCGAAGCTGTCGGAGTTGGTCGAGAGCTGGCGCAAGCGTGTGACGGCCACGCGTCCGACATCCGCACTCTGACCGAGGCCTGGCCCAAATGACCCAGCCCGCCCACCTCAACGACCGCGCCCACCCGGTGCCGCACACCCTGCAGGACCAGTTGGCCTCGCACTTCAGCGAAATCAAGACGCAGCACGACAAGTGGATGGCCGTGAAATTTGGCCGCGCGCTGTCAGAGGCGCATTGGAAGGCCACGCACGACAAACGTCAGCAACCCAACCCCCGTTCACCCACCTAAACCACCCCCGAAAGGAAACTCACCATGGCTAAATTTGCCCACGCCGACGTTCTGGACCAAGGCCCGAACCTCATTAAAACCACCTGCAACAAAATGGCGCTCATCAGCGCCTACACCTTTGGTGACAGTTACGCCACCGTGGCCGCTGCCATCCTGGCCGAAGCCACCATGGCCTCGGGTGACTTCACTTTTGCCAGCTCGGGTAACAACCGCACCCTGACCACCGCCGCCGGCAAGAGTGATGCCTCGGCCAACGCCTCGGGCGGCTCGGCCAGCAACCACATTG